AATCCTTTACATTGTGATTTTCATTCATAAGATCTGTGATAATTTCTCTGTGCTGTTTTTTTGTTAATTTTTCCATGATATCTTTTCCTTTCTCTATTCTTTGATAAATTTAATTTCTGCATCTGCATCGCCTACCAATGAGTAAAACTCTTTAAATCAGGTATCCTGTCTCTGTAATCAGTACAGTTTCACTCGGTGTACCACCCTGACGGCGTTCTAAACCAAGTCGACGAATTTCGTTGTCAGTTATTTTTATTTCAGTCCTAAAATTGCTCTGACGTACACATAGATGAGACGTAAACGTCTTTCATCTGCTACACTGAGCATTTCAATAATAAGTTTTTTGTAATCCATAATTTTCCCACCTTTCAATTTTTCCCTGCCAATGCACGAATGTGTACCAATATCAAACGTTGTTTTCTCTCATCCAAAGAATCATACAATCGTATGACCTCATCTTTTCGATGTTGTTTTATCTCATTCACCTCTATATTTTCTCTATCGGTTCCTATCAGTCCTATCATTAAACTACATATTTCTATATTCTTTATATTTTTTAACTTCTGTTGTATATCAAACATTTAATCTATATAAGAAGTTATGAATAACCGCTAGAAACCGTTAGACCTCTATAATTTCAAAACTTTTACTGCTAGTTTCAAGTGATAGTATCCGCTAGTCAACCACTAGGGTAATTGAAAAATTTTTCTATTCTTTCCATTTACCCATGATTGTTTGCTTACCGTTCCCAGAACTCTATTAATCTGTTTGGAAAAAGTCAATTTACTACCCGCTTGCAGACCATTCTCAGCACAAAATACCTGATATCTTGTGAAAACATCATCAGTCAGTTCATTGACAATACTTTCTTTCCCTTGATCTTCAATAAATGACAACACTGGATTATTTTCAACTTCATATTCTGCAAGTTTTTCTTTCACCTGTGCCGGAATCCGAAACGCTTTCTTGTCAAGCAGATCTGTAAGACCATCTAAAGCACACTGTATAAAATATTCCATGTGTTCAGCTTGTCCCAATTTATACCTGATGGCTGGATCATAGTCCGGTGAATCCGCTGTAAATTTTCCATTTAAGGGAAGCAATAATAATCTTCTTTGCATTGCCCCGGTTCTGTCTTTCATTCGGGGTATATCATTTGCACTGTAAATATGCATTGCATAGGGTGTAAAGTTAATTGCCGGACTTCCCTTTTGTTCAGCCTTGACCACTTCCCCGGTCACCATCTTCTTCAACGTAGAAGTATCAGCAATATATTCACTTGAAATATCATCACCAATATTTGCCAGTTTTCCAAACATCATGATCGTACTGAATCGGTCTTTTAATTCTCCCATGTCAACTGCTGAATAATTATCTTTTCCAAGCATACTTTCAATCATATGCAAATATGTACTTTTCCCATTATGCTTATCACCAACCAATACGGCACACTTACCACCGCCAATAGTTGCTGATCTATATAAGCAAGCACCTGCAACCTCTTCCAGTGAATATCTAATTTCTTCCTCATTGCAAGATAACCGATCAAGTACCTCATCAACTAATTTTGATTCTGCATTCGGGTTATAATCCCAAGGTATTTTATTGGTTATGACAATTTCCGGGTTAAAAGGTTCTAAACTATTGGTATCAATATTGTAAATACCATTTCTGAATGCTATCAAATTCAAATTGTCCTGCTGCTTTTCTTCAATACATATGACATTCAAATATTTCAGCACTTCTTTTCTTTGGTTATCCGTCAATGATGATATTTCTCGAAGCATTGCCCTTTCAATTGCTAAACTCCCCGGCACATAAACACCACCATCATATATGTGCAAGTGATCATTGATTTTCTTTACATGATATTGAGAACGGATATATTCAGCAAATTTATCATGTTGAAATTTATTTTTTATAAAAAATAACTGCTTTTTAAAAGCTTCATCTCTTAAAATCACGTCAAGCTCATTGTTAGAAATAGGTTCTTTCAGAACATACTGATTAATAATTCTGATTGTTTCCCGAATATCTTCTTTATCCAATCCGGCATTCTGCAAAGTTAATATGTAACTGAATAACGTGCTGTTTCTTCCATCACCCTCTCCAAGATTTGTAAAATCAATTGTACATTTAGGAAGTGGGGTAAAATACTTTGGTATTTCCTGATATGGCTGTTCATTGTAAATTGAACTTCGTTCAGTCCCGTTATATTTCAGGCACTCATAAGGCAAGGAATAACCGGGGTGAAAATCTACAATAATGCCACACGCAAGCATTACTTTATCAGCTTTCTTTAATGATGGATTGCCGTTGATCATTAAAGCGTGTTTACCTCTACCGCCCTGCCTGTCAGTTATATATGCACCAAGTTTTTCGCCTGTTATGATATTCTGTAAAATATCACTATATGGCTGTTCATCAGCATCTAGCAAAACAGTACTGGCATTCATTACACCGCTAAACCCTTCACATTCATCTACTTCTTGTAGTGATACAACCGTTGGATTTCTTCCGGGATATTTCTGTCCTTTGACGTTCTTTACGAATCCTTTATAAAGACCTGTTTCATCAAAATCCATCTTCCTATCTCACCACCTTCCAATAATTTATTTCTATAAAATACTTTCTTTGGTTTTGGTTACATCTAAAAATTTCCACAGTGCTGCAACACCTCTAAATATTGATATACTTCTGATATTTTTCTTTGACTGAATCAGTAGCACCACTTTTATAAATCTTTCTGATGTCACTAATTGTTTCGTCTTTCAGAAGCTTCAACCAATCAATTAAATCTCTGCTGCTGTTGGCAAAGCTGCAACATTTACCATCAGCGTATTCAATACGGTATCTCATTTAATCACCCTCTTTTCTGAAATATTCAAGTGGAACATCTAACGCATCACATATTTTAAAATATTCTTCTGCTGATAATTTTCTGTTTCCATTTAGTAATGCGTTCAATGTACTTGCTGTCATTCCTAAAGGTTCTTTTAGAAAAGATTGCTTAATACCTCTTTCTTCCATATAGCTTTTTATTCTTTTGTTTAACATTATGTATATCACCCCTTTCTTTATACGGTTTTTCCGTATGTCAAAATATTACTACTGTTTATCCGTATTGTCAATATATTATTACAGTATTTCCGTATGTTTGTTTTTAGCTTTTGAATTTAACTATTGAATTTCCGTAATTTCTGTGATAATGTTTAGATGATAAATGAAAGGCGGTGAAAACATTGGATAATGTAAGAGAATCTCTCGCAAAAAACATTCAAAAATATAGAAAAAATTTAAATTTATCACAGCAAGAGTTAGCCAAAGCGGTTGGTGTAAAAAGTT